GGCTCACGGAAGCGGCGATAGCTGATGCCACACCTGCTACGGCGCCCCACACCTCTGAAGTCATACTACTTTACCTCTTCATTCTTGATGTAACGGGGGTCGTTTGCCTTAGGAAGGCTGATACTCACCTCACGATAATGGCGCAAACGCTCAAGGAAGTAATCGCGTAAATGCTCAGGCTGCTCACGCATCACCACCTCAGCGATAACCGGCATGTTCAGGCGCTCTTTGTACGCCACGCCGGAGGCTGCAAGGTCAACGTTAACCTTGTCACGCTCTTCCTGTGGCTTTGCAGCAATGTTCCAGTCAGACATTAGTCAGCAGTTCTCCCGCGCCAGCGTTTGTTACTTTCTGAGATTCGATCCGTATCGACGGATTCGACCTCCCCTTCGGAAAATCTAATGGCATTGGATTTATTTAGTGCTGCCCTGGCTTCCTCTTCGGCCTTACTGAAATGCACCTTCTTTTTTCCCCTGAAGCTGCCAATGCGAATTTTGGATGAATTCTGCGCCTTGTACTTGCTGATCCGTAACTGCGCCGCCAAATGGGCTTTTGCCTCTGTCCGGTTCGCAGGTTTCTTCTTGACCAACTCAAGGTCTAATTGGTATTGCTGCTTAGCATTTAGCTTCTTCGGCTTCATGGCGTCACTCTCAAATAAAGTCCGTTTATCATAGAATAAAAGGCCCCTAAGGGCCTTGATTTATATCTATGGTAACTCTCGTCATCTTGTTCGTCACTTCACCTCTTGCTGCGGTGCCGCTGGGTACGCGCTACCTTCCTGCCCTGGCTCATTACTTCCTGTGCATGCATTCCGGTGGTCATTGGCGTGCGGGCAGCGCTTATTGCCGCACTCAGAACAGACAACGAAGCGACTATCAGTAAAAGTCACTGGGCGGCAAGTGCCGCAAGAACAATCCGGAATCACCGGAGAGTTGCCGCTGGGCGACTCGGCAATTTTTGGCGAAGAATCCAGAGCTGGCGCGGTTTGCATGGTGGTGGGCGACTCGGCGATTTCGGCACCCTGAAGCATGGCGGCGCGGCAGGCGTTCCATCCGCCTCGGAAAGTGTCGTCAAAGTTGTCTTCCTCCATAAATCGACGCTTGTACTCTTCGCGGGATAGTTTATCCGGCACTACCTGCTGCGCGTTCCGGTAATTCTCAAGCTCTGCTCGCTCGGAGGTGGTGAGGGGCTGCGGGCCGGCGTATAGCATAGTTCCCTCTGGCAGAGCTTTATCAATAGTCGATGTATCGTTACCCGCTCGACTTGAGAGAACCTGCGCCACAGGCTCCGCTTCCATCCCCGCCAGCGCGATACGCGCCAGCTCATTCAGGATTGCCACATCAGCGTGACCGAGGGTGTAACCAGCCTTTAAATCAGCAACTGCTTGTACAGCCTGTTTGTCAATGTTGCTCATTGGGCGGCCTCCTGCGTAGCCTCGTTGATTGCTTTTTCAACTCGGCGATAGACGCGCATTGATTCCTCTTCGGTGAGCTCTCGTCCCAACTCAAACTCAAGAGAATCAACAACCAGGAAAGAAAACCCTTCTACAGAAGACAGCATTGACGATTCGATTGCTGCATCGGTTAACTTGCTCATTTGGCCTCCTTGCGAATTTGGGAGGCGAAGTCAGTGCACAGAATTACGATGCTTTTCCACTTTCGCACGCCAGCTCGGTCGCCTACTGATTTGTAACGCTGACACTCATTGCCGGCCAGCGACGCCAGTTGTTCCACACCCTGCGCCCGCACTTCAGCCAGGAAAGAGTCCAAAGCAGGCGTTTCGTGTTTCGATGGCAGGTAAGTGCCAGGATGTTTCAGGTCGTACACTTCCGCAGCCAGCGCCGCGCATCTGGCTTCAAGTGCGGCGTAGTCTTCGTGCTTTACCATCAAATTAACCATGCCATTAGTTGAATTGATGGCATGCTTCTCTTCAAACATCTCATCTTCCCAAACCGAATAACGTTTTACGCTCATACCCCTACCCTCCCCCAAACCATCAATACTCGCTTCATCGCCGCGCTGTTGCGGCACTCCTGAAATATTCCGTTGGTGCAGCTGCGCGCGGTGCCGTCCTGCTCTTCCGGCGTCGCCAGGCGATAAGTCACCGTTCGCCAGACCTTGCTCACCCGGACAATCTTGCGGGCCCGCTCCAGATCGATAGCGTTCTTCGTGATGCAGTTGATGGTCATGCCGCACTCTGTGGCCACATCCTTCGCGGTAAAGGTCCGGTGCGTTTCGAGATAACGCAGAATTGCCTGTTTGCCTTTCATCAGAAGCCCCCTTTCTTTTTCGGCTGCTGCTCGCGCCCGCGGCGTTCTGCGGCGGCGGCCTGCTGGTCTGTGTCGTAAATTGCCCCGTTGATCTGATTGCAATAAACCGTGCCGGTGCTACCGTGGCGGTTTAGCCTAAGAAGCAGTTCTGTCTCTCCCGGCGGCACGCTGTCATCGAAAGCACCTTCCCGGTGGATGCCAACCCAGTAGTCGCAGTCCTGCTCAATCTGTCCTGTGTCGCGGGAATCGCTCGGTAACGGGCGTTTATTCACTCGCTTCTCCAGTTCACGGTTGAGCTGGGTCAGCAGCACGACGACGCAGCCAAGCTCTTTGGCGAGGTTCTTCAGACCTTTGGTGATCATCCCGTAGGCCAGGTCATTACGGTCGGCCTTTTCGGCGGTCATCAGCGTCAGGTAGTCAACAAGAATCATGCCTACGCAGCCCTTCTCGCGTTTGATTCGGCGGCTTTCGCTAACGATGTGCGCCAGTGACAGGCCCGGGGTGTCGTCGATGTACAGCATGTCAATTTCACTCAGCCGCCCGGCTGTTGCTATCGCCTTCTTAAAGTCGCCGTCGTAGTCGCCCTGGTACTGGTCATCGGCGTCATCCGTGGCGGGCATGTAAAAAATGCTCGGGTTAATGCCGGACTTCTGACCAACCAGCTTTTCAAGGATCTGGTCGCCAGGCATTTCCAGGCTGAACATCAGCGCTGGCTTTTTCTCGCGAATCGCGCAGTTGATCGCCATCTGCCCGTACAGGGTTGTCTTGCCCATCTTTGGTCTTGCGCCAATCACAAACAGGGAGCCTTTCACCAGGCCTTTCGGCGCTAACAGTCGGTCGAGTGACGGGATGCCGGTACTCATGCCACGCTGTTCGCCTGAAGGGTCGAAACGCTTCTCCAGATCCGCCACCCAGTCATCCATAACCTCACCGAACGACCGCAACCCACGGCGACTTCCGGTTTTTGAATGGTCTGCGAGCTGGGTGAAAATACCCTGAATGGCCTCGTACTTCTGCGTAGCGCTCATGCCGTTGCGGGAATACAGAAGCTCAGTAGCTTCGGTCAGACGGTTGATGCCATAGCGCTCCATTGCGGCTTCCCGGACTGATGCTGCGTATGCCACGATGTTTGCAGCGCTGGGAGTGTTCTTGGCGATCTCTGCAAGGTAAGCAAAGCCACCTACCTGCTCCGCGAGCCCTTTACCTTCAAGCGCGTCGAACAATGTCAGGCCATCCACTGGCTTGTTGTCACGGAACATCTGGCGCATCTCGGCAAAGATCAACTGGTGAGGTCGGCTGTAGAACGACTCAGGCTTGAGCATCGCCAGAACCTTCTGGACTCGCTCGCTGTTGTCATCATCCAGCAGCAGGCCACCGATAACGCTCTGCTCTGCTTCGAGGTTTTGTGGTACAGCCATGAATTCATCGGTCATCACGATCCCCCTCGCGCACTTCGATGTAGAGCTTTTCTGTCAGGAACTTATCGAATTTCATGCGACGCCAGGTCTTCCCGGATTTATGGTCTGGTCGGTCTTCAAGCATCCATCGACAGTTTTGAGCGATGTATCGCAGATAACTTCTGAACCCGTCCATATCCATCGGCTTGCCGTCCAGGTTGCGGGCAATCTTGTTAGCCTTACCCCAGAAGGTGCGGATCAGATTGCGTCGCTCATCAGTGAGGCATCTCCATCCCCGGGCTTCAGGCAGTTCGTCTTTCAGGCATTGCCATACTTCATCGCATGACAAACGGGACTTTTTCTCTTCAGCGGGTTTCTGGTCATTTGCGACACACTTACTACCGTTAGGTAGTAAGTTATTTAATATATTGTTATCTGTGGACAATGGCTGGACATCGGCTGGACACTCCATCTCCGCAGGCATTGGTACGAATGCGTTTGCGCTGGACACTGGCTGGACATCGGCTGGACAAAAATTTGACTGATATTCGTCATATTTGACCACTTTTAGAACAGTAAAACGGTTGTTCGATTTGGTGGTGATCATGCCCAGGCTCTGGAATTTACGGAGCAGTGATTTAACGCGATCAGCGGTCAATCCCGTTTCCATAGCCAGCGTGTTTCGCCCGGTAATGAACTCTCCGCGCTCGCAGATCACATCGCCAACATCAGTAGATACCAGTGTCTGTTCGTGATTAGCGCGCAGGAGCAGGTGAACCCATAAATGAGCCGCCTCAGCGTCCTTGTAGAACGGAACATCCATAATTTTACGGTGCAGCAAGGCAAACCCCTTACCGTCATTCGTGCGCGGTTTCTGGAGCCTTCTGGCCTCTCTGGCTTCGGCTAAATTGGATACGTTACCCACGGCCACTCTCCTTACGTTTCAGTTCTTCCAGGATGGCGCGCATCTTCTCTGCCACAATCGGATTAACCGAGCGGATGAAGCGGTCGCGGGTTATGTTTTTATGTACAGCGGTATGGTAATAGCGTGGATTTTTTGCCATTATTCCTCCTGCAACTACTGTCGTTTTTGCACCAGAAAGTCGGTTCTGTTCGCGCAGACCGGCTTTCGCCATTTCTGTAGTTTTCACATAACCCCCAACATCGAAGTGACCATGGCCATCAACGGCGCGGTCAGGTCCGGGTCCACACGGAACATCTCTACAATCCCCTCACTGAGTTCCTTAAGCTTCTGATGACGCGGAGCATTCATCGCAACGGCCACTTTCGCCTCGCTCGTTTCCTTCTCAAGGCGTGCTAACCGGGACATGAAACTGTCTTCTGGAAGGAGTCGATGGCGGTACTCCAGCGGCAGGACGGACATGATTGCCGGGGCCAGTTGGCGAATGTTGTTGGCGGCGTATTCGGTGTCGCCATCGATCCAGCGGAATACCTTCTGCATCTGGCGGTGCGAGTCAGTTGGGATATCAAGCCCGGCGCCGCCGGTAGTACGCCACTCTTCAACAATCAGAGCAGCGACAAATTCACGGCTGCGGCAATCAGCCGCCCAGGCGCGTACGGCTGCACGGATCCCATCGATGTTAAACGCCGAGGATTCTGGCTCCCGGCGATTCTGGTAAATCATCGTCGTTGGCGAAAATTTGTTACCTTGTTGATACGCAAGTGAATGCATTGCTTTCCCTTTCGTTGTTGGGGCCGCCGTTAAGCGGCTTTAGGTTTACTGATTTCAAGGATTTGGTTCTCGGTAAACTGACCACCAGATGCAGCTGCGATTTTGGACGCATAACCTGTTTCGCCGGTGTAATCGGTACGCGGCAGGCAGCCGCTGTTGATCCACTTGTAGATAGCGCGGGGAGTACGCCCGCAAGCCTTTGCCACCACCGGTACACGGATTTGCTTGATGATGTCGCCAAGGTTCTTAGGTTGCATTTGTTAACCCTCAAATTGAACTGTAAGTACATATTATGTCGGAACTGATAGTTCACGCAAGTGATATTATGATTGAACCTATGGTTCAAGAAGAAAAAGCGCGTACAGAGTTTTCCCAACGGCTAGCGCTGGCCTGTGATAAAGCTGGTTTACCTGCTCATGGACGTCAGGCTGAAATAGCCAAACGAATGAAGCTCACGCCTAAAGCGGTAAGCAAGTGGTTCAATGGGGAGGCTATTCCACGACGTGGGAAGCTGCAGGAATTGGCGGCTATAATTGGCACGTCCTCGTCTTTCCTGTTGGGCGATACTGCTGCTGATGGCATATCTGAAGGGCATATGGCGATGAGGGATGATTCTTTCCGTGTAGACGTTTTTGACATTCAGGCTAGTGCTGGGCAGGGAGTTCTCGTGCGAGATGAATTCATTGAAACCATCAGATCCATTGAGTATTCAACCGAAGAGGCTCGCGCCGTCTTTGGTGGGCGCCCAGCTGACCATATAAAAATGATTGCCGTTAATGGCGATTCGATGTCTGGCACGTTCGAGCCGCGAGACCAGATCTTCGTCGACGTCAGTATCGACTGCTTTGACGGTGACGGCATATACATTTTCGTTCTGGATAATGATCTCTACATAAAGCGGCTTCAAAAGCAGCACAAAAAATTAGCTGTGATTTCAGACAATAAAAAATATGAAACCTGGTACATCGAAGATGCTGATTTATCATCTCTTCGTATCTGCGCAAAGGTGCTTGTAAGCCAGTCTAGGGCATACAGATTTCATAGCTGAGGAAGTTAAGCATGGAAGCAAAAAGGATTACTGATCTGAGTAATGGTGGTGCTTTATATGAGCTCGGTGATCACATTATCTCATGCCGATTGAGCCAGGATAGGCGCTGGCAGCTAGGTGCTTTCAAACGTGATGAAAACAAACTCAGAGATGACACTCTGGCGGTTTTGAAGAATGAAAAATTCATGTTTATGGTTAAGCTCGGCGGACAACTTTCTCCCAAGCCTCAATGCATAGCTGTTAACGGGCGATTTTTATTTTCTGTCCATACCGGCAAAGACAACAACATGGCTGCAGCCATAGCCATGGATAACACCGGGAAAGAGTTATTCAAGATAGAAACTTCCACTCACCTCATCAGTTCGGCCATATCTGAATTTGGCCGCTACATCGCCCTATCGTTTGCCGGTAGCAAAAACAAAGATGATTTTTACGCGCACCGGCTTGAGGTCATAAACATTGATACCGGAGAGGTGTTGATGTCCGTTATCAAAACAGACTTCCTTCGATACGCTGAACTTTCAGTTGTTGAGCCAGACGGCGGACTTTTCGCAACTTTCAATGGTCGCACAAGACTAGTAGATGTGACGAACCTCTAAAATATCCAATCCGCACCCTCCTCCAGATATTACCCACAAAAAATTCTAAAAATTATTTCTCTTTAAAGTTCATAAACATACTTGCATATGAACTTTCCATTCACTTTAAATGTACTTTTGGTACTTTACATGAATGAACTATTGGTACATTATCAACCCATCGAAACGAAATCGACAGCTGAGCGAAGTTAGCCAGCGGCGGACAGCAAGTCGCCTGCTTCTTTAACAAATCAGACTGAGTGACAGGCAAGCCGTAGCGCTCCTGGCAAAAAGAAATGGCACCCGATGGGATCGAGGTAAGCACTGAGTCCGTATGCGTACGGTAGGTGTAGAGGACCACGCCGCGATGAGCTGATAAGTCACTCAATTTGAAACGCCCCGATGATGGGGCGCTGATTCAACTTAGAGGAGTGATCAAAATGAAGCACTAAAGCGGACAGACCGCTCTTCCAAGCCGCAGTAATGATGCGGCCCCGAGTCTTCATGAGAGAGCCAGACGCAGGTCCGAACTGCGACATACCGCTGGTCAGGGTTAATCGAGGAAAAGGGTATGCCGGTAAAGCAGCGCGAGCGCCAGACGCGCACCGGTTATGAGCGGCGATGAGCGACAAGGACTCAAGGGCATGAGCGCGGCCACTGCGAGAGTGTGGCGAAGTTGAATAAGCCGCCTAACCAGCGGCTTTTTTCATACCTCACCGTTCTCAATGAGTGCGGTTAGTTATGACAACCGGCGGCCATCCACCGCCCATTGAAACACTGAATAAATGCGTTGAAGTCTTGTATTAACCGTTCCGTTCGCCGCGATAAGGCCAAGAGGAAATCATGGTAAACCAGCAGCAGATCAGGGAGGCCCAACGGCTCGCGTCGTTCGCGGTACTCCATCGCAATGCTCCGGCGTGGGAAGAAGCAAAGCGCCTTTACGCCGTCGCCATCGGGAGGACTCTTCACTGATGGAAACTTTATTCGCACTCGTCCTGACCGTGGCAATGACCAACGGTGATTATCAGGATGTGATTCTCGGGGTTTATGACAGCCCGCAGGAATGCAGCCAGGCAGCTTCAGAGCAAAAAGTAACAGCCGAATGCTGGCCGGTAGAAAGCATCCTCCGCAACGGCGAGTTCCCGGCGAAATCCATCGCGCAGCAGTAACCACCCTATTCAACCGATCGGCCTGCCTCAATGCGGGCGGGATCTGCACATCCAAATTTCAGGAGAAACCATGAGCGAAGTAACGGACTTAACTGTCATCGAAATCAAGCCGGAGCAGGCGCCAGCGCTGTACGTAGCTGGCGGCCTTGATGCTTACCTCGAACAAATCCGCCAGGCAGTAAACGAAGTGCCGGACCTGTCGACGAAGAAAGGCCGTGACCGTGTCGCCTCTCTGGCGGCGCAGGTATCACGCAGCAAGACGGCAATCGAAAAGCCGGGCCGTGAGTACCTGAAACGCCTGAAAGAGGCTGTGCGCCCGGCTGAGGCCGAAATTAAGCGATTTGTTGATGCCTGTGACGAGCTGCGCGACGCGACCCGCCGCCCACTCACAGAATGGGAAGCAGAGCAGGAACGCATCAAGGCTGAAGAAGCCATGAACGCGCTGCACGCCGAAGCGCTGGTTATGAACAAAGAGTTCGACCGCCAACTCGCCGCGCAGATCGAAGCAGACCACGAAATGGCCCTGCTGATGAATGACAAGTTTGACCGTGACCGCGAAGAACAGCGCCGCCAGGCGGAACAGGCACAGCGTGAACGTGACGAACGACTGAAGCAGGAAGCCGCTGACAAAGCCAAGCGCGAAGCCGAAGAGAGGCATAAAGCGGAACTTGATGCTGCAGCGCGCCGTGAAGCTGAAGAGAAAGCTCGCGCTGATGCCGCCGAGCGTAAGCGCAAAGAAGACGCTGACCGTGCAGAACGTGAAAAGCAGGACGCCATCGCAGAAGAAAAACGGAAAGCGCAGGAAGAAGCGCGCCGAGCCGCAGACAAAGAGCACCGCCGCACCGTCAACCGTCGCGTCATCGCCGACCTTATAGCTCAGGGCATCCCCGAAGAATTCGCGCAGAAAGCAATGCTGGCGATCGCTGGCGGCAAAGTGCAGGACGCGCACATCAAATACTGAGGCAACCATGAACGCATACCTCACTTACGACCGCATCGAAGATCGGCGCTGGGTTGAGCAGCAGCTCACCGACGAGAAAGAGAAGTGGATCGACGACCGGGTGCAGCAAATCATCGACATGATGCCAAAAGAGCCCTCCGGACTCTTCCACTTCACGGTCCCGATTGACTCCAGCCCGTACGAAGGACTTCGCAGCGATAAAGCTGCGGAGGCCTACAGCGATTTCATTTCGGCAGTTGCCTACGCCCAGGCGGAATACGACTGGGAGCACCGTACCGGCTGCCCGTTTTAATTTTTGAGGGGATTAACGATGGCAAACGAATTAACAATCACGGCGAGTTCGCTGGCGGAAAAAGGTATCGACGTCGCTACCTGGAGCGCGCTGAAGAACAGTATCTACCCTGGCGCCAAAGACGAATCGGTAATGATGGCGCTCGATTACTGCCGAGCCCGCCAGTTGGATCCGTTGCTGAAGCCTGTTCACCTCGTGCCGATGAGCGTCAAAGACTCAAGAACGGGTAAAAGCGAATGGCGCGACGTGGTCATGCCGGGCATCGGGCTTTACCGAATTCAGGCGGACCGCTCCGGCGATTATGCCGGTGCCCGCGAACCAGAGTTCGGGCCAGACACGACTCAGACGCTCTCTGGCGTCGAGGTGATCTTCCCTCAGTGGTGCAAATACACCGTCTACAAGCGCATGCCCAGCGGCGAAATCGTCGAGTTCAGCGCCAAAGAATACTGGATTGAAAACTACGCCACCGGCGGCCGCGACACCACGGCGCCGAACGCGATGTGGAAAAAGCGCCCGTATGGCCAGCTGGCGAAATGCGCAGAAGCACAGGCGTTGCGTAAGGCATGGCCTGAGATTGGACAGCAGCCTACCGCAGAAGAAATGGAAGGCAAATCACTGGACGTAGATATCCGTGACGTCACACCGCGCAGCACAACGGAAGCACTTCCACCAGCAGCAAGCGAAGAAACGCTTCAGGCGATCACCGATCTCTTAACGACCCTGGATAAAGACTGGGAGAAAGACTTCCTCCCACTGTGCAGCGACATCTTCAAACGGCAAATTCTTGAGGCGTCAGAACTCACGGAAGAAGAGGCACAGAAAGGGTTTGGCTTCCTTCAGAAAAGGGCTAAGGCGGCAGCATGACACCAGAAATTATCCTGTCCAGGACCGGAATTGACGTAACCACTATCCAGCAGGGCGATGAGGCGTGGCACCGGCTGCGCCTCGGCGTTATCACCGCCTCTGAAGTGCATAACGTCATTTCCAAGCCGCGCTCCGGCACCAAATGGACAGACATGAAGATGTCCTACTTCCACACGCTGCTCGCCGAGGTATGCACCGGCGTCGCGCCAGAGGTTAACGCCAAGGCGCTGGCCTGGGGCAAGCAGTACGAGGAAGACGCCCGTACCCTCTTCGAGTTCACCACAGACGTGAAAGTCACGGAGTCTCCGATCCTGTTCCGTGACGAGAGCATGCGCACCGCGTGCTCCCCTGACGGCCTGTGCAGTAACGAATTCGGCCTTGAGCTTAAATGCCCTTTCACCTCTCGCGACTTCATGAAATTTCGTCTCGGGGGTTTCGAAGCGATCAAGTCCGCGTACATGGCCCAGGTACAGTACAGCATGTGGGTGACCGGGAAAGACGCCTGGTTCTTTGCCAACTACGACCCACGCATGAAGCGCGAAGGTATTCACCACGTAGTCGTTGAGCGGGATCCGCAGTACATGTCCGATTTCAACGAAATGGTGCCGGAGTTCATCGAGAAGATGGACGAGGCGCTGGCGGAGATCGGCTTCACGTTCGGGGAGCAGTGGAAATGAAACGCACACCATTTTACCGCAGGCCCGGGCGCACCGGGCAATTCTCCGGCCTCCGTGAGCGCGTTATCTGGATGATTCAGACACGCGGCCGCCCGGTAACCGGTAGCGAAATTGCTGAGAAGTTTGGCGTAACGCTCATCGATTTTAACCGGGTTGCCAACGGCATCACCCGCGGCTCCGGACAGATAGCTCAGATCGTTGAGTCGGAAAAATGGATCAACGAGGACGGCATCTGCGACCGGACATTCGACCTGGTCACGAAGCCAAAGGTAGTAACACCACAGGGCAAATCACGGCTATTCACCAGGCGCGCCATTGAGCAATCGCAGGAAGGCAGAAGGCAGGAATGCATAGCGCGTGCCGCCCGCCGTCGCCGCCTGATTGCTCAGGGCCTCTACATCGACGAAATGGAGTCCATCCTATGACTCACGCTCACGACGACATAAGGGTTGGCACACTGCGCCTTCACTTCATTGGTAACGGCTGGCTAATGCCATGGGGCAAAGTGGTCAGTAATCCATTAAAGGCGCAGCGTCTCGCTGAGGAATATCGGAAAGGCAGGAGGCGGCATGACAACGAAATACTCACTTCTGTATGTCGATCCTCCCTGGTCTTACGGCAACACCATCAGCAACGGCGCCGCTGCCGATCACTACTCCACCATGAAGCTCATCGACATCAAGCGCCTCCCGGCGTGGGAACTTGCCGCCGAAAACTCGGTGCTGGCGATGTGGTACACCGGCACGCATAACCAAGAGGCTATAGAACTGGCCGAGGCCTGGGGCTTTACCGTTCGCACGATGAAGGGATTTACCTGGGTGAAGCTGAATCAGAACGCCGAGTTGCGCATCAACAAGGCGCTGGCCGAGGGTGAAGTAACCGACTTTTACGACTTCCTCGATCTGCTTAACGCCGAGACGCGCATGAACGGCGGCAACCACACCCGAGCCAACACCGAAGACCTCTTGATTGCCACCCGCGGGGCCGGGCTCGAGCGAAAGCACGCCGGGATTAAGCAGGTGGTGTACAGCCCGCTCGGCGCGCACAGCGAAAAGCCGTGGGAAGTTCGCCACCGGCTGGAGCTGCTTTACGGCGATGTGCCGCGCATTGAGCTGTTTAGCCGCAGCGCGGCGCCGGGCTGGGATCACTGGGGAAATCAGTGCGCCACCTCCGCGGTTGAATTGCTACCCGGCTGCGCCATCGACGTTTTGAAAACGGAGGCCGCATGACGCCAGCAGCTTATTACAACGAAATCGACCCGTTTGCTGCCCAGTGGCTGCGCAACCTGATCGCCGGCGGTCATATCGCCCCGGGCGAAGTTGATGAAAGGAGTATTGAAGATGTCACACCTGACGATTTGCGAGGATTCACGCAGTGCCACTTCTTCGCCGGAATTGGCGTCTGGTCCCATTCCCTGCGCCTCGCCGGATGGCCTGACGATAAACCGATCTGGACAGGTTCCTGCCCGTGTCAGCCTTTCAGCGCGGCAGGCAAAGGAGATGGATTTGCTGACGAGCGGCACCTTTGGCCAGCCTTCTTCCACCTCATCAGCGAGCGCAGACCTCAGCATGTCTTTGGCGAACAGGTTGCAAGCGGTAACGCAAACACATGGTTCGACCTTGTACAAGCTGACCTGGAAGGAATGGGATACGCCTTCGGGCTTGTGCCGTTTACGTCAGCGGGCATCGGTTCTCCGCACATCCGAGAGCGGGCCTACTGGGTGGCCAACGCCCACAGCCAGATCGACGACCGGCGCAGGGACGTCCGGGCGAATGGGTGGGATGAACATTCAGACGGCTGTCACTTTAACGGGATGGCCAACTCCAACAACCGAATCAGCGATGAGGGAGAAACGCTACGCACAGGGCGGAATGCCGTTCTCGATGGCAGCAGCGCTAACCGGCTGGGTGACACCAACCTCACGCGACTGGAAGGACTCGGAGGGAATGACTGCGCAGCGGGATGGCAAGGAGCGACTGGACCAGTTACCGCGCCAGGCGTACACATGCGGGCCCTTGAGGTTAACGGTTTTTGGCGAGATGCGGACTGGCTCTTATGTCGAGATGGAAAATGGCGTCCAGTTGAACCCGGCACATTCCCGCTGGTTGATGGGGCTGCCGCGCGCATGGGACGAGTCGAGCCCGGGGTGGCAAGAGTGGCAAGCAGCAACCGCGTCGGCCGACTCAAAGGCTACGGTAACGCCATAAACGCACAGGCCGCGGCTGAATTCATCCGGGCCTATATGGAGGGGTTATGACGCCAGAAACAGACAACGCCATCCGCGCCGCCCGCCGCCGCTGCACCGAAGAAATCCAGCAGGCCATGCGCAAGAAGCCAAAGCCTAACTGGAACGAAACGGTGCCTCCCATCATCAACAAGCACCACAAGAAAATTGAAGCTCTGGGAGTTAGCCTCCTGGAGTTCGTCGTCAAAACTGGCCGCCTTAACGGGCGGTTTGGAGCCGAACAATGACAACAAAATTCCCCGGGTCGCTAAGTCGGCCCTTTTTATTGCTGGCGTTCACATTCAACCGAATTAACCGACAGTTCCGGGAGCATCTATGAAACGAACATCCATCGCATTAGCTGTCATGGCCGGGACATTGGCTTCGGTGAAGTCGTGGAGCATCGCAGAAATTCCCCCTTCCCTATATACCGGAAATAGCTACCCGGTTAGTGGTGGGAGGACTGGCATTGCCGCGGCACGCAGAGCCGCCAAGAAACGCAGGAGAGCACGACATGGCTGACATCATCGATACCGCAGCAGAGATTGAAGAGCTTCAGCGTAACGCTGCCCTTTCCGCTCACCGCATCGACCGTAATGCCGTTTCAGCAGAGCATTGCGCTGAATGCGGAGAGAAATTACCAGAGGCTCGGAGGAAGGCGTACCCGGGATGCACGATGTGCGTGAGTTGTCTGTCTGAACAGGAGTTTAGAAGCAAAAAATACTCACGCAAATGAAAAAGCCTCGCTTTTGCGAGGCCTTAGAATATGGTGCGGGTGGTGCTACTCCTTCAGTTACGATTAAGGCCAGGTACAGACATGGTTAAGGATCTACAGTTCAAATGGACAGGAATGCTTACCCGCAGCGAACACCCGCAACCTACCATCATCAATGGGCTAAGCCCAAACACGAATCCGATCATAACTAGCCCCTTTATCATATATACCATTACTGGAATAAGAGTAACGAGGTCAGCAGTCACAGCCATGACTTTGCATAGATCCTTGCGCAATAGTAATCCCAGCACAAGGAATTTTGTTATCTGTAGAGATGAACTTTTTATTATTCAAAAATGCGAATAATTGTCAACAAAAATCTTGGCTAGACGCAACTGATAGCCAGTTATGAGCTGGCTATTGGGTGCGAGGCACCACCCCGTTATCCCTTTTGCCCGGCCACGCGCCGGGTTCTTTTTTGCCTGATTTCGATTAATCAACACGTCAACGCGGCCTCGCATATAATGCCTGGCGGCTAAGGAGTTCTCATGGCTAAGCTTCTCAACTTGCAGGAATGGGCTGCTGAGGTCTACACGACTCCACCCTCCCTTTCTACTCTGCGTCGATGGACGCGGGAGGGGCGCATTTATCCCGCGCCTGAGCTGCATGGAAAGGAATATAAAGTTCATCCTGACGCTATCTACGTGGATCCGCGCAAGAAGAATCTGCGCGCCAAACCGAAACACACAAAACTGCCGTCCGGCGGCACCTTACTGGAGAGACTGACTCATGGCGAAAAGGCCAGTACGTTACGACGCTAACCTGCCACGTAACCTGACCTATCGTAAAAGAGACAGACTTTACAGCTGGCGCAATCCGGTGACCGGGCAGGAGATTTCTCTTGGCCGAATTGATCGCAAGGACGCCGTTGCCCAGGCCATTGAGGCCAACAACTACATCGACCAGAATTACCTTCCATCTTCTCTCCTGGATCGCATTAAGGACGTGCCCACATTCACAGTGGCTGCATGGCTGGAGCGTTACGAGGTAATTCTCGAGCGGCGCGAGCTGAAACCAAACACGATGAAGGTCAGGCGAAACCAGATCGCCACCATAAAGGAAGAGTTCGGAAAAATCCCCCTCGCTTCCGTCACGACAAAGGATATCGCCTCATTTCTTGAATCGTACATTCTCTGCGATAAAAAGAGCATGGCTTCCGGGCTGCGGTCTGTTCTGATGGACATCTTCAGGGAGGCGATCGTAGAAGGACATGTCGACAGGAACCCAGCAGAGCCGACGCGAACGCCGACACCGAAAGTTAAGCGAGAGCGCCTGTTACTCGAACAGTTCACCGTCATCCGCCATGCCGCGTTAACCCATTCTGACTGGGCACCAAATGCATGCGATCTGGCACTGGTTACCGGTCAGCGGCGGGAGGATATCTCACTGTTCAGATTCAGTGACGTCAAAGACGGGAGGCTTTTCGTTACTCAGGAGAAAACAGGTCACAAACTGGCGCTTCCCCTTGATTTGAGGCTGGACGTTGCCGGTCTTGTGTTGCAGGATGCCATTGAGCGATGCCGGGTAAATAACCCTTCCGACTTCATGCTCTACTCGCCGGTTCGTCGCGGCGGGAGAAAGCCGGGGCCGCTAACGCCTGACGGTCTTACCCAGGCGTTCGCAGAGATAAGGGATTCGACCGGGTTAAAATTCGGCCCTAACCCACCGACATTTCATGAGATCAGAAGCCTGGCGAGCAGGCTCTATGAAAAGGAGCGCGGAGAGGAATTTGCTCAACGTTTGCTCGGCCACAAAAATTTAACAATGACCAAAAAATACCTGGACGCACGCGGTGCAGAGTATGTTATGGTTTAGACAGGATATGGAATATTCGAGTAATTTTCGGGGGGTTTCGTGTTGAAACCGAAAAAACCCTTGAGAAACAAACAGATAAAAAGAGACCGAATACGATTCCTGTATTCGGTCCAGGGAAATGGCTCTTGGGAGAGAGCCGTGCGCTAAAAGTT